TTAAAAAAATCATCTGTTCCTTGATTGTCTAAGCTACTGTCAAATATTTCATCTAGTATTAATAGATTAGTATTTGTGCTGTTCTTCATTTTGGCTATTGCTCTCCATGTAAAAACTAATGCCAAATCTATTCTTAGTTTCTCGCCTTCACTGAAATTGTTATAATCAAAATTATCTCTATGACGACTTTTAACAGTTTCATTAAATTCCTCATCTAAATGAAATGATACAAAGAAATCCATGGCTTGTAGATATTGATTAATCAAAGCATTCATAATAGGTATATACTTTTTAATAATCATTGCTTTGGCACCTTTATCATTCAACAGTTCTCTTAGTACATCAATATATTGTTTTTCTTCTGTAATCTTTTCTAATTCTTTTTTACTTGTTTCTAAATCTATCTTTAATTGATTAAGTTGTTCTTGTATATTATTTGTATTAGTTGTTTTATTTTCTAGTAATAATATTTCTTGATGTATCTTATCAGTATATTTCTTTAATTCATCAACAGAAGTATTTGTTTTTATTACTTGAATATTTAAATCTTTGATCTTGTCTGATACAGCATTGAACTCATTGATTTTTGTTTCTGTTTTAATTATTTCTGATAACAAATCTTGTAACCCGTCATCTAATTTAGATATAGTTGTAGTCTCTTGTTCTAATTTTTTGTTTTTAAATTCCGTATCTATTGTTTGTGTACATGTAGGACAACTATCATTGTTTTTAAAAAACTCTAAAGAACGTTTGTGATTTAATAAATTTGTTTCTATTTTTGCTTCTAACTTAGATAATTGATTTACTTTTTTGTTTACTTTATCTTGATCAATCAATAACGATTTACATTTATCCATTTCGTCATTTAAAAAATTTATTTCATTTAAATATTTATTTAATGCTTGTTTATTTTTATCTAGTGTATCTTTCTTAGCATCTTTTTCATCAGTATCTCTATTCTGTAGTTCATTAAAATGTTTTGTTTCTATTTCATACTTTGATTGAATAAGATCACACTTGTGTTTTAAATCATCAATATTTTCGTTTAATGCTGTTTGTTGATTTCTCAATAATACATCAATGTTACCAAACACTTTAATATCTAATATTTCTTCAACTACTTCACGTCTGTGTCTTGGTCTTAATCTCATAAAAGGTTCATAGGAAGAAGAACCTAATATAACAACTTGGACAAACGATCTATAGTTTAATTTTAATATGTTGTTCTCTAAATATCTTTGATAATCTATACTTGATGCTTCTTGATTTATTAAAACATCATCGCAGTATATCTCAAATATCGTAGGTTTAATACCTCTAATAATTTTGTATTCTTTTGTACCTATAGTAAAGTGTAATGTAACTACTGTATCATTATCATTTATGGTATTAACTATCTGTTCTTTTTTAATCAATCTAAAAGGTCTATTGAATAGAGCAAAACACAAAGCATCTAATAAAGTAGATTTACCAGCACCATTTGTACCAATAATTAAAGTTAAAGTAGTTTTATTTAAATCTATCTCTATTGGTATATTACCTGTAGATAAAAAATTTTTAAATGATATCTTTTTGAATACTATCATTCATTTGCCTCAATATATAATTCTTTAACATAATTTTTAAGTTTGTTTCTGTCTAATGTTGTGTCTATTTGATCTATGTAATTGTTTAAAAATGTTAATGTATCTTCGCCTTGTTCTAATATATTTTCTTTTACAGATGCTGTTAGATCATTACTTGAATCTTCTATAATGTTTAACTCGTGTACATTTATTTGATTTTGAAGTCTCTCTATTAAATCATCAAACATTTCTGGTTTTGATTTCTGAGATACAAATAGTTTAATAAAACAATTTTCGTAACTACTCAAATCTTTGTTTGTATAATTTTCTTTTGTATCATCATATATAAGTTTCTTAAATATTGATAATGGATTTGATATACGTTCCATTTCTCTTGTAGAAGTATCAAACACATGAAATCCTTTTGGACATTGAAAATCCGCCCATGTCATTTCGTATTGTGTACCTAAATAATAAACATGACCATCGTCTGATTTTTTATGAAAGTGTCCTGATAATACTTTTTCAAATCTTTTAAACTGATCTCTTTCTAATCCTTGTTGGTTTAAATGACCTCTATGCATCTCAAATCCTTTGATCTCTAAATGACCCATACATATCTGTGCTGTTGAATCGTCTATTGCATGTATAGATTCTTCGTATGTCGCATCACATATCCAAGGTAAAAATAAAATATCAAGTCCATCAAAGTTTACTGTTTTAGGTTTAGTATAAATCCAAGGTTCATTAATACCATCAAACGTAGTAACTAATTGTTCCATTGAATTTACTTCATTTGTATTCTTATAATAAGTATCGTGATTGCCTAATATGATATGAGTATCTATTTTTAATTCCCATAGTCTTTTCCAAAATTTCTTTTGAAAGTTATGAGCTACTTGAAAGTTAATAAACTTTCTTCTATCAACTACATCACCTAAGTGAATAAGTGTTGTTATCTTGTTCTCTTGTAAATATGGAAAAAATATCTCATCAAAAAATCTATTTTGATAAGCAATAAACGCAGGGGAATCATTACGACACCCGAAGTGCGTATCATTTAGTAAAGCAATCTTCATACTAATTTATAAAATAATCTAATTTACCTTTTCGAACTTTTTTCTTTTTTTTTTCTTTTTCTTTTTTCATTTCCCTATGAGCAGTTATACTTTCTACTTTAGGGGCTTCTTCGATAGGCATATTCTTTTTTAAAAATTCTGTAAATTGATTTGTAAATTCTTTATCTTCTCCTGGCTGTAAAGTCATATCATCAAAATTAGAATCCATCAACATCTTATGTTTTATAGTAACTTGTTTCTTTTCTTTTTGTATTCTTCTAATAAAAGCATAATAAATGATCTGTGTAAAGTAAGCAAAAGGATTATTGGATTTTGCTGGATTAAAATTATCTAAGTATTGTAAACAGTTTTCAATACCATCGGAAATCATATCATCTCTAAATGTATAGTTTATAAAGTTAGGTCTATATGATAAGTGATTAGCGATCTTTAAAAAACAGTTGCCAATATAATTAGTAACAAGTGGTTTTGTTTGACCTAATTTCTTAGCTTTATTAACCAATTTCTTATATTCTATCATGGCGGCTAGAAATTCTTTATTACTAACGTAATGTTCTTTTGATTTTTTAGTTGTTGTCATAATGTTAATATACTATAGTTTGTGTTTATTGTCAATCAAGTTAGAGGTTTATGTTTTAAAAATTTTTCGTTTCAGAAATGGTTGACTTTCTGATATATTAGGTGTATAATAAGCATGTTGTCGCTTTGATAATAGATTTAGTAGAATAATAGAGTTAGTGTAGAGTTTTTTTACGATCACGGAATTCGTCCCACAATTCATTAAAAGTATCATTTTCTTCTGTTGACAATTCCTCCATATCATATTCTTCTCTTTTTGGAATGGAAATTTTCTCATACTTTTTAGATACATCATTATAACTTTTAGCCATCTCGTCTGTGGCGTGTGTTATTGTAACAATTTTATCTTTTGGGATAGTTATAATCTGATCATTTGTATATGATACCCATTTAATAAGAGCTATATAATCTTTAAGTCCTCTTGGAGTTAATTGAGAAACATATTTAATCTGTAATGGTTTTTCAATTCGAAGTAAAAGAGACTTTTCTGTTAATTGTTCTTTAGGTAAACTACAAACGATATCATCACCGTTTATAAGTTTAATGATTCTGATGTTGTTCATTATCATAACTATTTATGTAAATCTATGTTATGGATTGTATAGTTAAAGTTTTCAGAAGTATAGATGTTTATACGTTCTCTAAAATGAGCTAATGTATAATTCTCTTTACCATTATAAGTTAAATCATCAGCAATATCATACAGAGTAGCACTTGAATTATTATCTTTAAGTCTTAGACCTCTACCAATAGATTGTAGATTACGAATACGAGATTTACTTGGACTAGCAAAAACAATGTTATGTAAATTTCTTATATTAATACCAGTACTAAACGTACCATAACTAGCAATGATAATAGCGTTATCTGATTTCTCAGTAATGAATCTAATCTTTTCTCTTTCTTCAGCTTCCACTCCACCATGAACGAAAAATATCTTTTTATCTTCTGATTTCTTTTCTATTAAGTCTTTTAATATCTCTCCATGTTTTTCTACATATTGAAACAAACATAATGTATTACCCTCTAAATTTAAACACAAATTTCTAATATACTTGTTTCTCTTTTCATTAGAGACTATAAAATCCATTTCTTCTTGATATGATTTATCTTTAATAAAATGTTTAGCGTGATTATCATGTTGAAGGACTAAACATATAATTTTGAGATCAGCAAGTTGTTTCTTTTCTTGTAACTCAGATGTACTTGTAACTTTATTAACAGCTCCAAATAATCCTTCTAATACAAGTTTGTTAGTTTTAGTACCATCTAGTGTTCCAGTTAGACCATAACGATATTTACAATCTTCTAGTTTAGTCATTATCTTAGTTAAAGAAACAGCTTTAAATAGATGGCACTCATCACCTATTACTACACCAAATTGAGAAAACCATTTCTTAGGCATATTATAGATTGATTGCCAAGTAGATATAATCACATTCTTATCTGTTTCTTTATCATGTCCTTGATATATTCTATGTACATTCTTATCAGTGTTCCAACCATAGTCTTTAAAATCTTTAAATAACTGTTCTACTAACGAAGTTGTAGGTACTATGATTAATATCTTATTATTTGTTTTTTCTTTAAGTCTTATTAGATTAAATCTTACTAATAGATATACAATAAGTGATTTACCAGATGCTGTAGGAGATAACAATAAACAGCGACTTTTTACTAACGCATGTTTGAAGGCGGCCTTTTGATAGTCTCTAAGTTCCATTGGTATCTTTAAAGCAGACACAAACTTATCTATAGAGCCATCATTTACTTCTATATCTTTTATCTTAGTACCATCTACTACTTGTATGTTATTATCTTGACACCATTTGATTATATAAGGATATAAACCAGCATATACCTGTCCAGTAGCATAAGAAAATAACCTTATACGTCCATCCCAAAAACGATTTCTAAAAGCTGGAGTAAACTTATAACCTGGAACCTCAAACGTGAAAAATTCTGATAAATCTCTACGAATAGCATCTTCTGCTTCTATCTTTAAATAGAGTTCATTTTTTTTATCTATAATGATATATTTTGTAAGGGTCATTAAACAAAGTTAGGACCGAGAGACCAACCGACTAATACTTTTCTTGTTCCACTAGTAACAGGGTGTACTTTGTGCCAAACAAAAGATGGAAATGATATAAAGGTTCCAAGTGTAAATTTGTCTTTAAATTTTGTATTAAGATGTTTCTCTGGTTTAGGATTTGGACTTGATACTTCAAACTCACCCCCTTCATAGTCCTCGTTTAAACATAATGTAAAACTTATCTTTCTTATCAATCCATTGTTATATGGTTTTGTATGACTATCAATGTGCCAGTCATAATGATCATTAACATCATAAACAGTATATTGTAATGGTTCTAAATCATGTAATGCAAAGTTCCATTTAGCTTGTTTATTATGTTGTTCTAATATACTAATAAAAGTATTATCTA